CGTGGCGCAGGTCGATCTTCACGTGTTGCGCCGCCGGCTTACCCTTGTTCAGCCGCTCGCCCGTCCACCACTTGTACGCCGGGTGCCCCATGCTCGACGGCGTCGAGAAGTAGGTCTTGCGCCACTTCTTGTGCAGCGCCATGCCCGACGCCACCTTGTTCAGCTCGTCGAAGCCATGCACCCAGAAAAATTCGTCGAAGTAGAAATTGCCCGACCGCCCCTGGGCGGTGCGGTAGTTCGTGCCGAGGAAGTGCAGCTCGGCGCCATTGGCCAGCACGATCGGGTCGCCCGTCAGCTGCCGGCCCAACGCCTCCTGGACGAACGCCTGCATGTAGTTCTTGAACTGGTGCGCCTGCGCCTTGCTCGCCGAAAGGAAAATCTGATTGCGCCCCGTCAGCAGCGCGTCGATCAGCGCCTCGCGGGCGAAGTAGAAGGTCGCGCCGATCTGGCGTGACTTCAGGATCATTCGCGTGCGCATGTTGATCGCCCGGTACCAGTCCAGCTGGTACTCGAAGCAACTGTCGCGGAAGGCCTCCTCGAGCAGCTCGATCTCGCCCTCGTCGAACTCGTTGCGCTTGGGCGGTTTCTTCGGCCCGGCGTTGCGCGCCTCCAGGTTCGGGTTCAGCTCCGCCTGGGTGCCACCGGCCTGGAAGCGCTGGATTCGCGCCTGCCGCTCCAGCTGCCGGTGCAGCAGGTCGATTTCCTTGAAGTCGCCGCCGGTCTTCTGGTCCTTGAGGATCAGCTGCACGAGCCGAGCCTCCAGCGCACCGCCGATGCGCTCGACGTTGTCCGCCCGGTCCCATTCGTCCCGGGTTTTCCACGAGTGGACGGTCTTTTCCTTCTCCTCCAGGAAGTCGGCGATATCCGTCACCCGCCAGCCCATCCAGTACAGATGGCGAGCGGTGCGGCGAGGATCCTGGACGGGAATTTCAACGGTTGGTGCATTCATGGCGCCGATGCTGCCGCTCGCGCGCGCGAGTCGTTACTCCGGCGCCCTGTACGTCCAGCCAGTACAGGGCTGGCGAATTGCCCGCGCGGCGCGGCCTGCCGACCATGCCCTCACTACCTGCCCAGCAGCCACCAGTTGAGGACAGCCCGCATGGCCGGCAACAGCAAAAAGTACCGCTCCAAGATGTTCCGCATCGGCGTCGAAGGCGCGACCACTGACGGTCGTACCATCGAACGCAGCTGGCTTGAGGAAATGGCCGCCAGCTACAACCGCGACACCTACGGCGCGCGCATCAACGTCGAGCACATCAAGGGCCTGTCCCCCGACTCGCAGTTCGGCGCCTATGGCGACGTGCTCGCCCTGAAAACCGACGAGATCGAGATCAACGGTGAGAAGAAGCTCGCCCTGTTCGCCCAGATCCAGCCCAACGAGGCGCTGCTGGCCCTGAACAAGAAGGGGCAGAAGATCTATACCTCTATGGAAATCCAGCCCAAGTTCGCCAATACCGGCAAGGCCTACCTGGTCGGCCTGGCGGTCACCGACAGCCCGGCGAGCCTGGGCACCGAGGCGCTGGAATTCAGCGCCAAGCACGGCACCCTGACCAGCCGCAAGCAGGACAAGGACAACCTCTTCACCGCCGCCGAGCCGGCTGAGCTCGACTTCGAAGAGATCGACGACACCCCGTCGAAGGTCGCCGGCCTGTTCAAGAAGGTCAGCGAGCTGCTCGGCAAGGGCAAGCAGACCGAGGAGCAGTTCGGCGAGCTCGCCGAAACCCTCGAAGCCATCGCCAAGCACTCCGCCGACCAGGCCGAGGCGCTTTCCGCCGAGCAGACCGCCCGCAAGAGCCTGGAGACCAGCTTCGCCAAGCTGGAAAGCGACCTGCAGGCGCTGACCAAGCAACTCGGCAACACCCCCGATCCCGAACAGTTCACGCGTCCGCCAGCCACGGGCGGCGACGGCCAGCAACTGGCCAAGTTCTGACCTCGACCCGCCCACTGGAGCATCCCATGCGCAACGAAACCCGAATCAAGTTCAACGGCTACCTCGACCAGGTCGCCAAGCTCAACGGCATCACCTCGGCCATCGTCAAGTTCAACGTGCTGCCCTCGGTGCAGCAGAGCCTGGAGACGGCCATTCAGGAGTCGGCGGACTTCCTCAAACGCATCAACGTCATACCGGTCAACGAGCAGGAAGGTGAAGCGCTGTTGCTGGGCGTCAACGGCCCGATCGCCGGTCGCACCAACACAGCGGGCGGCAACCGTCGCAATCCGGTCGACCGCAGCGCCCTGGCCAAGGATGCCTACAGCTGCAAGCAGACCAATTTCGACAGCGCATTCCCCTATGCGCTGATCGACGCCTGGGCCAAGTTCCCCGACTTCCAGCCGCGCCTCACCGCCGCCATTGCCCAGCGCCAGGCGCTGGACCGCATCATGATCGGCTTCAACGGCACCTCTGCCGCTGCGGCCACCGACATCGGCGCCAACCCGTTGCTGCAGGACGTCAACATCGGCTGGCTGCAGAAGATCCGCACCGGTGCACCAGACCGCGTGCTCGATGAGGTGGTTGCCGCCTCCGGCAAGGTCACCGTTGGCGCCACTGGCGACTACAAGACCCTGGACGGGATCGTCTTCGACGCCGTGCAGATGCTCGAGCCGTGGCATCGGGCCCGTCCTGATCTGGTCGTCATGGTTTCCCGCGACCTGCTGCACAACAAGCTGCTCGCCGCGGTCGAGAAAGGCGCCGCATCCAACCAGGAAGAGAACGCCTCCGACGAGATCGTCACCAAGGCCCGCCTGGGCGGCCTGCCGATCGTCGACGCGCCGTTCTTCCCGGCCGGCACCGTGCTGGTCACCACGCTCAGCAACCTGTCGATCTACTGGCAGGAGGGCGCGCGCCGCCGGCACGTGAAGGACGAGCCCGAATACGACCGCATCGCCGACTACCAGTCGAGCAATGACGCCTACGTCATCGAGGACTTCGGCCTGGTGGCCCTGGTCGAGAACATTGAGGCCGTCTGAACATGAGCCTGAGCCCAGCCCAGATCAACCAGCTGCGTAAGCGTGCCGCCCTGGAGGCGGCCGCCACCACGCCGGCGCAAACCATGGCCGGCGCCACCACCTACGAACTGCAACTCGCCCAGCTGCACCAGGACCGCCTGCGCCTGAGCCAGATCCAGTCCACCGAGGGCAAGGTCGCGCTCAAGGCGCAGCTGCTGCCGGCCTATGTTCCCTACGTGGATGGCGTGCTGGCTGCCGGGCGCGGCTCCCAGGACGACGTGCTCACCACCGTCATGCTCTGGCGCCTCGACGCCGCCGATTACTTCGGCGCCCTGGCCATTGGGCGTTACGTGCTCGAGCACAACATAACCATGCCGGATCGCTTCCAGCGCAGCACCGGGTGCCTGCTCGCCGAGGAGGTGGCCGAGGCCGCCCTCAAGGCGCAGAAAGCCGGCGGGCGCTTCGACACCCAGGTGCTGATCGAGGCCGAGCAGCTCACCCGCGAGCAGGACATGCCCGACGAGGCCCGCGCCAAGCTGCACCTGGCCATCGGCCGCGCCCTGGTCGCCGACCTGCCCGAGGACAACCTGACCGGCACTGAGGCTGACCAGCTCGAAACCGCGCGCGCCAACATCGCCCGCGCCATCGAGCTGCACGGCAGCTGCGGCGGCAAGAAGGATCTGGAGCGCGTCCAGCGCCTCCTGAAGAAACACGCGGACAGCAAGCCAGCCGAAACCGGCAACGGCGAGCCCCCAGCGAACGACCAGCCACCGTCCGAGCAGGATGAAAGCCAGTCGAGCGAAGAGGGCACCGAGGCCGAAACCGATACCGGCGAGCCGTCCGCTAACTGAGCGTCCCCACGCACCCCGGCGGCTCGGGGCTGATCAGCAGGTTTTCTCCTTGGC